AGCTTATTTGAAATGATCGCGACAGTGCGGGATGAAATCAACGAATCAATGGCATTTCCAGTCATTCAATCAAAGGGTGCCGAGGCAGATGACATCATTGGTCACCTAACTGAATCGACTCAAGGGTTCGGGAAGGGAGAACCTGTCCTGATCGTCTCTGCTGACAAAGACTTCTTGCAGCTTCACCGCTACAAGAATGTCAAACAATTTTCCCCCATGAAGAAAGACTTCATTGGAGTCACTGATCCAGCCTATTATCTCTTTGAGCATATCTGCCGAGGTGATTCCGGCGATGGTGTTCCCAATGTGCTCTCTCATGATGACACCTTCGTATCGGGTGACAGACAGAAACCACTTCGCGCTAATGTGATTCAGGGGTGGTATGAATCCATGAACAAGGGCATGCTGGATACCGACATGAAGGCTGATGTGTATCGGAATTTCTGCCGGAACAAGAAGCTGATTGATCTGGATAGCACACCCAATGATATCCGGGAAGATATCAGTCGTATACATAAAGAGCAAGACAATAAAGACAATAATAAGGTCCTCGGTTACTTGATAGAGAAGAGATGCAATATGCTCATCCCAAGTGTTCAAGACTTTTTCGTGAATCAATAATAAAATGCAAAGACCAAAAATAAAACTATCACTAAACGAAATCTTCACGAAGGTTCAAGACGTTCGTGCCATGAAAGATCGAGTTGACATTCTTCAGGCAAATGATTGTTATGCACTGAGGCTCGTCTTGCAAGGTAATTTCAATGAGTGGGTTCAGTTCGATCTACCAGAAGGTAGTCCACCATTCAAGGAAGATAACAATGTACCGGACAGGAGTGCGGGGAGAATTGACAAGAACATCAAAATCCTCAAAAAATTGACCAAGGGATCTGCCATGAATTCTACAAAGAAAGAAATCAGATTTGTTCAATTCCTAGAATCCGTGAATGTCAATGACGCCAAGATCGTTATCGCGATGAAGGACAAAGAGCTTAAGAAACTCTTTCCCGCACTCACTCCGGTCCTGGTGGATAAGGCGTTCCCGGGTATCATTAAGGATAAATAATGATGATAGGTAATCATTATGATCTTTTCACAACTTAAACGTCTAAAAGAGGACCTTGAGCAAACGCAACACTATATTCGACGTCTTGAAAAAGACCAAGAGAATGACAAAATTCCGTTCTACGAAACCAAATTATCGCGACTCACCCGCGCTGTCGAGAGACTAGAAGCCATGATGTTAAAAACATGACATACGATTATCAATGTGAAAAATGTAATGCTCAGTTTGAAGAGATCCATCCCATCGCGGATCGTGATCTTCCTGCCGATAGACCGTGCCCGCAATGCGCCGCACATTCTGTGACCAGAGGTATTACCGCACCCTTCTTCTCATATGAAGGTGGTAAGACTCTTGAACAAAGAGCCCGAGGAGGGGCTGGAAGTGATTTTGTTGATATCATGAAGAGTATTCGTAAAAGACATCCCGGAAAAGCAAAAGATGGCACAAAACAAACCGTCCACTACTAAAACAAAGAAAAGTACTTCTAATCCCGCATGGCGTAAAAGATTGATCGAGATCTTTCCATTCTCGCAGTCACAGGAGGATTTCTTTCGATTCTATCAGAAGGGGTATAACCTCATACTATCTGGTGCTGCTGGGTGTGGTAAGACATTCATTGCTCTCCATCATGCACTGAATGAATCTAAGGACCACCAATACCGAAAGAAGATCATTATCGTTCGTTCTGTTGTTCCAACTAGAGACATGGGCTTCTTGCCTGGCACACAGAAAGAAAAAGAAGCAGCGTATACAACACCATATGAGAATATCGTCAATGAGCTCTATGGTGATAGTAAAGCCTGGGAGACACTGGTTGATCGCGGCGTGATTCAGTTTATGACCACTAGTTATATTCGTGGTATCACACTCAACAATTCTGTCGTGATTATTGACGAGATGCAGAACTGTAACTTCCATGAACTCGATTCTATTATCACTCGTATTGGTGAAGAAAGTCGAATCATCTTTACGGGTGATTACTACCAATCTGATTTCACTCGGGATCGTGATAAACAAGGCATCAATAAGTTTCTGACGATCCTCGAGAAGATGAATTATTTTAATCATATTCGATTTGGATGGGAAGACATCTGCCGAAGTGGTATTGTCCGAGATTACATTATGACCAAAGAACTAGAAGAGAAAGAATCCCCGGGATCACCGAAAGCATATACTGAATGTGAAGAATGGCGACCAGGAGATACAAAGTGAGTAATCAAAGATACAATAAGTGGAAGAACAAAAAGAGTGAGAAGAAGAAGGGCGAGTATTATGATAAGTTTGAACGACAACGTAAGTTAGATAAGAGACAACAACAAAAGGTAAAACATGGATCTACTTGAAATATTAATCGTAATAGGCTTGCTTCTGCAGGTCTCGACTATCGGTCACCTGGTATTCCTGAAAAACAAGGTCAATCAGTTTCGTGTTGATTACCTTAAGGTGAATACCAGACCCAAGAAATGGAACGAGATTGAACCGTGAAATTCAATAGAGGTAAAATCTTTGAACACACGAAGGTCAAACTTGATTATGATGACCTTGAATGTAATACTCAGAAATCGGGTAGAACATATGTGACACCGGATGGTAAAAGATACCCATCAATCACTACGGTTCTGAGTCACTCCAAGAAAAAGTACATTCAAGAATGGCGCAAGAGAGTCGGGGAAGCAGAGGCCAATCGTATCTCACATCACGCATGCACCAGAGGTAGTACGGTTCATGATATGATTGAGCGCTACCTGATGAATGAAGATAATGTCATTGGTTCAGATACGCTACCCCATATTATCCCCTCATGGGTTGCAGTTCAACCTGTGCTTGATTCCCGGATGGGTAAGATATCAATGCTCGAAACATCATTGTATTCCCACCATCTTAGTGTCGCCGGTAAGGTTGATTGTATTGCAGAGTTCGATGGTAAACTTAGTGTCATTGATTTTAAGACCTCCACGCGAGCTAAAAAATCAGATGAAATCCAAAGTTACTTCATGCAAGAGACAGCATATGCTATCATGTATGAAGAGAGAACCGGCATTCCCATTACTCAACTTATCACGATTATGATGGTGGAGAATGATACCACACCTTTGATCTTTACGGAACACCGGGATAACTGGTGTGATAAATTAATGATAGAGATTGCAAACTATTTAAGCTATAAGTCATGAAAAGTCATTCTAATAACGCTCAAAATCCAATCACTGATTTGCTCAAGAATAAAGCGACTTCCTTTGCTGGGTCATATGGTAACATCTACGAATACTATATCTCAGGTGAAATTGAATCTGGTGAAGAATACACCGAGTGGTTTCACCAGATACGTAGTGCAACGGGGGCTGATATTATTAAGTTGCATATCAATTCAGTGGGGGGTGATCTCTTTACGGCAATTCAGTTCGTGCATATCCTGGCAGAGACAGAGGCGCAGATTCATGTTCACGTTGAAGGTGCTTGTATGTCTGCTGCTACTCTTCTTTTCTTGATGGGTCATGAGTATGAGATCTCTCCTCATGCTATGTTTATGATTCACAACTACTCTTCCGCGACAATCGGTAAGGGTGGTGAGATGTATGACAATGTTGTACACGAACGTAAATGGAGTGAGAATCTCCTACAGGATGCATATGCAGGTTTCTTGACTCAAGATGAAATCAAAGCCGTCCTAGACAATAAGGATATCTGGATGGACTCGACTGAGGCAATTGAACGATTGGGGAAACGGCAAGCCTACATTGAGAATATTGCAAAGATGGCCGAGGCAGCTGAGAAGGGTGCTAAAAAACGGGCATCCACGAAAAAGAAACCCGCTAAAAAACGAACTAAGGGTTGACATGTCACTGAAAGTCTGATAGTATATATGTATCAACTTGAATGACAGAAAATGATACCAATCAACACACTAAGATTGGGTGATGAAGAATCAGATTACCCGGAGTTCTCCAAAGGGAATAGTCATGTCCCCAAGATGATCGCTGACACGTATCCTCAGATGTCATTCAAGGGCAAACCCTTCTATCTCACTGGGCATGGATTCAAGAGGTTCGTGCGAGCTAAGTATCGGGACATCCAGCTCCAGATGGAGATTGGTGAATGCTTTTATTATAGTTTCAAAGATGACTTTTTCTACTTCGCCAGCGACTTCATTTCATTGGAGGGTAGTCATTAATTTTCTCGGGGATGTAGCTCAATTGGTTAGAGTACTTGCCTGTCACGCAAGATGTTACGGGTTCGAGT